AAAAAAAAAAAAAAAAAAAAAAAAAAAAAAAAAAAAAAAAAAAAAAAAAAAAAAAAAAAAAAAAAAAAAAAAATAAAAAAAAAAAAGAAAAAGTGGCCGTAGATTAAAAAGAAAAAAAAAATAAAATAATAAAAATTAAATATTATTGATATGTTTTTGGAATATTTTTTCAAAATCCGAGGATGGTTCCCAATTTTCCCATTCATTATAAATATTGTTAAAGCAATCACACATTTGACATTTGCATTTATTTAGTGAAAATTCTTCAAATTTTTCATCTACAATGTAATTACAATTTTCAACATCACTATTTTCAGAATCATCTGAATTTTCATCACAATCGTCTGAATTTTCATCACAATCGTCTGAATTTTCATCACAATCGTCTGAATTTTCATCACAATCGTCTGAATTTTCATCAGATTCATTTGCATAATTTTTTTTAGTTTCAGTTACAACATTGTTTTCTTCTTTATATAAAATTTTTTTAACTTTGTTAAATTTTTTTATATCAATTTTTCTTTTATTAAATATTAATAATTCAAGAATTAATGCTCTTTTAATATCTTCTTTTGAAACAATTTTTCTTTTTCCGTGTGTTAAATATAAAGCGGCTGTTTTTAATGCGTTTTCACCAAATAGGGTAATTGTTGTAGTGGTATTTTTAATAAAATCTGGATTTTTTATATCATTCATAATTTAATTTATAATAATAAATGATATTTAAATTTATATAATAAAATATAAAATATTTGAAATCTAAACAGCAAATTTAAATTATTAATATATAAAAAAATTAGAAAAATTGAAAGTAAAAAAAATAAGATAAAAATTAATTATTAAGAAATTATAAAATGGAAGAAATTATAAATTGTCGTTTATTATCGTATAAAGTATATAATGATATCAATGAAAAAGAAAATAATTTTTGTATTCAGATGTTTGGTCTAGATGAAAAAGGTAAATCATATTCGATTGATGTTTTGAATTTTAAGCCATATTTCTTTGTAAAAGTAGGAAATAATTGGGCAAATTCATATAAAAAAAAATTTTTAAAACAAATATATAAAAAATTAGCAAAATTAGAATTAGGAAAAAGATTTGATAATTTTAAATCAGGAAAAAGTAAAAATCTATATCCACCTTTGCCAAAAGAAAGAGGTGACATGGGAAGAAGTGAATATATTATTGAACATTTGGGAAATGGTTATATAAGTCAAATAGAAAAAAAAAAGGAAATAGAAGATTGTGAAATAATAAAAAGAAAAAAATTATATGGTTTTGACAAAGGAAAAAATTATAAATTTATGTATATTACATTTAAAAATACAACAGTTTTCAATAAAGTGAAAGATTTTTGGTATAAATATGTAATAGATAAAACAGAACGTTTTGGTAGAAAATCATATTTACAAACTTGTAAATTTATTGATTATGAAACAGAATTGTATGAATCAAATATACCACCATTATTAAGATATTTTCATATTCGTGAAATAAGTCCATCTGGTTGGATAGAAATAAATAAAAAAGACATTTATAAAAAGAAAAAGAATTCAACAAATTGTGATTTTAATTTTAAAATTAATTTTGAAAATGTTAAATCGTTGCCTTATAAAGAAACGGGAGTTCCATTAAAAGTTTGTAGTTATGATATAGAAGCTAGTTCTAGTCACGGTGATTTTCCAGTTCCGAAGAAAAGTTATAGAAAATGGGTAGGTGATGTAATTACATACTGGCATAAAAATGAAAAAGAAATAAAAAAAATGAGTAAAATAAAAAAGAGTAAATTATTTGTGGAACTATTTTTATCAAGTTTTGAAATAGGTGATTATAAAAAATATAAAATGATTAATAAAGTATTTCCAAAATGGAAGAAAGAAAATATTACAAAAGAAATAATAATGAAAAAATTAAAACATTTTTTAGAAAAACCAATATATGATATTATTGTGAAAGATAAAAGAAGAAAAAAATATGAAGAGAAAAAAAAAAATAGAATTAATGATGATGAAATGAATGAAAACGATTATAATGATATAAGAGAATATAAGAATTATATTCGTAAAAAATCAACATTTTTGGATTATTTGTGTGATTTTAGTTTAGATAAATTAAAGAAATTAGAAATTTTAGATGAAGCAATGGAATTTGTTCCAAAATCTAGATATAATTTAATTCCTTTAGAAGGGGATAAAGTGACATTTATAGGTTCAACATTTATGAGAATAGATGAAGATGAGCCATATTTAAACCACGGTATATGTTTAGGTGATTGTGAACAAAATATGGACATAGGTTTTGGTAGATGTGAAATAGAATGTTATGAAGATGAAAGGGATATTTTAATAAAGTGGAGCGAAATGATAAGAAGGGAAAAACCAGATGTTATTATAGGATATAATATATTTGGTTTTGATTGGAAATTTATGTGTGAAAGGGCTGAAGAATTAGATTGTCAGGAAGATTTTTCAATGATAGGAAGAAATAACATAGTTCCGGAATTATATAAGATCAAAAAAGAAAAAAGTATTAAAATTGCGAGTGGAACACATAATTTAACTTATGTTGAATTAGATGGTATAATTCAGATAGATTTATATAATTATTTTAGACGAGAAGTGAATTTATCGTCATATAAATTACAAGATGTTGGTTCGCATTTTATTGGAGATAAAATTAAAAAAATAGAAATTAAAATAATAAAAAAAAATATAAAAACAAAAATATACAGTTCAAATTTAATGGGATTGAATGTGGATAATTATGTTTGTTTTGAAATACTAGGTCATTCAAATGATAATTACCGTGATGGAAAAAAATTCAAAGTAATAGAGATGAGTGATAATAAAGATTCATTTATTATAAAAGGTGATTTAAGTGATATAAAAAATAAAAAATTAAGGTGGGGATTAGGTAAAGACGATGTTAGTGTTTTAGATTTATTTAAAGCATTTTCAAAAGAAGGAACTAAAGATGATAGAACAATTATTGCAAAATATTGTTTTCAGGATTGTAATTTGGTTCATCATTTATTTAAAAAGAATGATATTTGGACGGGAACGGTAGAACAGTCAAAGATTTGTAGTGTACCGATTAATTATATTATTATGAGAGGACAAGGTATAAAATTATTAAGTTTTATTGCTAAGAAGTGTCGTGAAAAAAATACTTTAATGCCTGTATTACAAAAAGCAGAAAACGATGGTTCGTATGAAGGTGCGATTTGTTTAAAACCGCGACGTGGTTTTTATAATGATGAAAATCCGGTTGCTGTTGTAGATTATGCTGCTTTATATCCAAGTTCAATGATTAGTGAAAATGTTTCACATGATAGTAAAGTATGGACAAAGGAATATGATTTAGAAAATAATTTAATAAAAGAATGGGGTGTAAAAGATGAAAGTGGAAATTATATTTATGATAATTTAAAAAATTATACATATGTTGATGTTGAATATGATATGTATGAGTGGATAAGAAAAAGTGAAAAAAGCAAAGAAGAAAAGGTAAAAGTGGGTATAAAAGTATGTAGATTTGCACAATTTCCGGAGAATAACAAAGCAATTATGCCATCAATTTTACAAGGATTATTAGCTGCGAGAAAAGCAACTAGAGTAAATAGTAAATATAAAACAATTAAAACAAAAAGTGGTGAAAACTATTCAGGGTTAATTAGTGAAGACGGTGATAATTACAATGTAACAGATATTACATTAGAAGATGAACAATTAAAAAAAATTAAAAATGTAGTAAAAAAAAAAGATGTGGTGTATGGTCCAAAAGATACATATACACAATTTATGAAAAATGTATATAATCAAAGACAATTATCAATTAAGGTTGTAGCGAATTCGTTATATGGTCAATGTGGTGCAAGAACAAGTGCTTTTTATGAAAAAGATATTGCGGCATCTACAACAGCAACAGGAAGGAAATTATTAATTTATGCAAAAAAAATTATTGAAAAGGTATATCATGATAAAATAGTTGATACAAAATATGGAAAAATTAAATGTAATGCTGAATGTGTCTATGGCGATAGTGTTACAGATGATACGCCATTATTATTAAAAAATAAAAAGACCGATTTAATAGAAATTAAATTAATTAGTGAGATGGGGGAAAGTTGGAAATCATATAAAGGATTTAAAAAGGGTGAAAAAAATAGAATAAATAAACAACAATCGGAATGTGAATTATATCAAATATATTCGTCAAATGGTTGGTGTGATATTAAAAGAGTAATTAGACATAACACAGTAAAAAAAATTTACAGAGTAAACACAAATTTTGGAATTGTTGATGTAACGGAAGATCATAGTTTACTTGATAAAAATTTAAAACCAATTAAACCAAAAAATATTAAAAAAAGAACACAATTATATAGAAATTATCCAAAAAGGAATTCTAAAAATAATCTTTTTTCGGAACCGATTAATATAAATAATATTAATAATTATGAATATAATATAAAAAAAGCATTTTTAATGGGATATATACTAGAAAACAGTTATTATAATGAAAAATCATTTGGAATATTTATTTTAAAAGAAAATGGTTGTATGTTGTTAAAAAGATTAATTGAAGGTTTATTTGATTATGATGGTATATTAATTGAATTTAATGAAGTAACAAAATTATTTAAAATAGAATTTACAAGAAGAATTTTAAATTATTTTAGAAAAATATATTCAAATAAAAATTATAGAAATTATGTATTAAATTATTATTTAAATTGTAATAAATATATAAAGTATTCATATTTATCTGGTTATTTATGTGCAGTAAATCAAAATATTAAAAAAGAAAATGAAAAAATAATAAATAAGGAAAAATATGCGGGGTTATACTATATTGCAAATAGTTTAGGTATGGAATCATATTTTGAATCTGAAATATTTAAAATAAATTATAAAAAAGGATTATGTTGTAAAAAATATAGTGAAACAAATGTAAAATTTAAAAGAAAAATTGGGTATAATGAATATGTCTATGATATTGAAACAGAAACGGGTAATTTTAATTGTGGTTTTCCGTTAATAGTTAAGAATACAGATTCGTGTTTTCAAATATTTAATTTAACAGATATGTCTGGAAATAAAATAGTGGGGAAAAAGGCATTAGACATAACTATTCAATTAGCAATAGAAGCGGGTGAATTAGCAACAAAATTTTTAAAACCCCCACACGATTTAGAATATGAAAAAACATTTATGCCATTCTTATTGCTTTCAAAGAAACGTTATGTTGGTATGTTATATGAACATGACATAAATAAGTGTAAAAATAAATCAATGGGAATTGTATTAAAAAGAAGAGATAATGCAAATATTGTAAAAGATTGTTATGGTGGAATTATTAATATTATGATGTCAAGTCAAAATGTAAATGAAGCAGTTAAATTTACAAGAAAATTTTTGTTAGATATGGTAAATGAAAAATATCCTTTAGATAAATTAATTATTAGTAAATCATTAAGAGGGTTTTATAAAAATCCTGAAAGTATAGCACATTTTGTATTAGCTGAAAGAATGGGTAAAAGAGATCCAGGAAATAAACCAAGCGTAGGTTCTAGAATTCCATATATATTTATACAAACTAATAAACACGTGAAATTACAGGGAAATAAAATAGAAAGTCCAGAATATATTAAAAAGATGGGATTAAAACCCGATTATGGTTATTATATAACAAATCAAATAATGAAACCAGTAATGCAAATATTTGCATTATTATTGGAAGTTATTCCAGAATTTAAAAGTTATGTAAATGAATTAGAAAAAAAAATCAAATTTATAAAAATAAAATACAAAGATGATGAGAAAAAAAGAATACAAAAAGAAGATCAATTAAGAAACAAATATGTAAAAAAATTAATTTTTGAATCATCTATTAGACAATCAACAAATAAAAAAAATGGACAAAGAAATATTGAATCGTTTTTTACAAAAAAATGTTAAATAAATTATAAAATTCAAGTTAAATAATTCTAGTTAAATATTTATGATTTAATTAATATATATATTTTCATTTACGGTATTTGTAATTCTTCTATTAATAACTCTAGATAATGAATGTAAACTTCCATTACTTGCATTAGGGATGGGTTTGCCTTTTTTCCTAAAATTAGAATTTTTTTTTGCAAGTTTAATATTATTTGAATGATTTATTGGGTCGTAATAATTTTTTTTAGTTTCTTTTGCTAAATTATATTTTTTATTTAAGAGAGAAAACATACTACCAGTGTTATAATTAATTTTTTGTTTTTTTTGCAACATATCATTTTTTTTTGTTTTATCCTTATTAATTAAGGTATTAATATTTGCTCTTATATTTTTTACTCTAGTATTATTATTACTTCCAGAATATAAAGATATAATTTTTTTATTATTCATATAATATTTAATATTATTATTATTTTGAATTATTTTTTGATTCATTTTTAGATTCTGAATTATTTTCAAAATTATTAACTAGTGTTCTCATTCCGATAGAATGGTCTCTTATATCAAATCTACAAAGAGGACACCTGGTGCTTGTTTTAAAATGTTCTCTAAGAGATGCTTCTTTAAAAATATGTTTACAATATTTAATTTGTAAAACTGAATCATTTTCTTGAAATGGTGTTAATGTTATTGAACAACTTGTTTGGTTATTATTGTTTACATGTTTATATAAAAAAAGTTCGGTTGATATTCTTATTTGTCTTAATGTGGGTTTTATAATAACAGGTTCTGTTACTCTATTTCTTCTTCTTCTAGAAGATCTTATTAAATTAATAATATCATCTGTTGTTAATTGGGCTTCTCTTGAATTGGAAAAGATTCCGGGAGGTGGTGGTGGCGGTGTATTGAAAATATTTTCGGTTATATTTCTTGATAAATTGGTGATTCTATCTAAAGAAGAAAATGTTTGCGTTAAAGGTGATGTTGATGGCGGTGGTGGTCTTTGTGGTGGTGGTCTTTGTGATAGTGGTCTTTGTGGTGGTGGTCTTTGTGGTTGTGGTGTTTGTGGTGGTGGTGGTGGTCTTTGTGGTGGTGGTGTTTGTGGTGGTGGTAGTGTTATTTGTGTTAGTTCTGAAATTGGTAATGGGATTTGTGTACTATGTATTGGTGGTAAATTAGTTTGTAAATTTTCATTTGGATTAGGATCAGTATTTTCTTGATTATTTCTTAAATTGATTTCTCTTCTTAATCTAAAACTATTATTTTCCCTAAATCCAAAAATATTTTCATTACTATTAGTGTTTCTAAATAAATCAATTCTTCTATTTTGTATTTGTCTTCTTATATTATCAACGATTGAATCATTAATTGTGGGATCAGATGATTCAATTGTTATTTCAATATTTTCTAAATTATTATTAAATTCGTGTTGGTGTTCGTTATTATTTTTAGTTTCATTATTATTTTTACTTTCATTATTATTTTTACTTTCATTTTCATTTGGGAATCGAGGTATTGTTTCATTATTATTTTCATTTAAATTTATAAAGTCATTTGTAACTTCATTACGAATATTATTTTCATTATTTAATCTGTTTAAATAAAATCTTTCAATTCTAGATATATTATTTTCAATATGTCTATTATTTTCTTGAGATTGTAAAAAGGAATAATAATTATTCATAATATTAGAACTTCTAGAATGAATGGTATTTAAAGAATTTATTATATTTGTTGATAAAGTAATATAGTTTTCCATAATTTATATATTTTTAATATTAATTTATTTATTATATAACTTATTTTTGAATAATAATAATATATGGTTTTATATTAAAAATAATTTTATTAATTATATAAAATAAATGGATTGCAGTGGCTTAACAGGATTAATGAATTTAGGAAATACTTGTTTTATAAATAGTGCGATTCAATGTTTATCTCACACAAAAGATTTAAATAATATTTTAATAAATAAAATAAAGAATAAGAAATTAAATAATTGCGTTGAATCACTCTTAACTAAAGAGTGGATTGAATTATATTCGTTAATGTGGAATAAAAATTGTGTTATAAAACCAGGTAAATTTTTAGTAAATTTTAAAAAAGTTGCAAAATTAAAAAACCAGGAATTATTTTTAGGCTTTCAGCAAAATGATATATGTGAATTTTTAATATTTTGTTTTGATTGTTTTCATGAATCAATTAAAAGAAAGGTAAAAATGAATATATTAGGAAATATTGAAAGTGAAAAGGATAAATTAGCAAAAAAGTGTTATACAATGATAAAAAAAATATATAAAAGCGAATATTCTGAAATTGTATCATTATTTTATGGAATACATATATCTGAAATATCTTCTTTAGAAAGTAATTATATAAATAAAACACCTGAATCATTTATTTTTTTAAATTTAGAAATAAATGGAGATACATTATATGATTGTATAGATAATTATACAAAAGAAGAATTTTTACCTTGTAAAATAGAAGTTGATGAAGAAACAAAAAAGAGAGAAAATGTGAAAAAAAAAATATATTTTTGGAATCTTCCACAAATTTTAATAATAACATTAAAAAGATTTGACAACAACAATAATAAAAATTTAAAAATAATTGATATACCATATGATAATTTAGATTTAAATAAATATACAATTGGTTATGATAAAAAAAATAACTATGAATTGTATGGTGTGTGTAACCATATGGGAAATATAAATATGGGACATTATACTGCATATATAAAAAAAAAAAAAGAGTGGTATTGTTTTGATGACAATGATATAGAAAAAGTAGATTTTAATGTTGAAAATGCATATTGTTTATTTTATTGTAAAAAAAAATAAAATAAAATAATATATTAATAAATGACATCAAATGATTTTTCTTTTGACGTAAAATCAAGTTTTGGATTTCCTTCATTATTTAAAAAAGATGATAAAGGAAATGATATGTATAATATTTTAAATTTAAATTTGTCGCCCATTGTTTTTACAATATTTATAATAATTCTTATAATTTTCTATGTAATTTTTAAATCTTTTGGAAATGAAAAGAGTGATTCGTCATCTTTAAAGGGTTTTAGTATATTATTTTTAGTAATATGGTGTATTTTTATAGTTTTAATATTTGGAAATGGTTTAAAATATTTTTTTGATTTAAATGTTAAAACATTTATGAAAGATTTATTAAAACCAATACCAAAATTAAATTTTAGTTTAAATTCAGATAAAGGTGAAAAATATGAAGATGATGATGATGATGAATGTGGTTATGAAAGTGATACTGATGGAAAAGAAGTTTATCATATACCAAGAAATATTTATACTTTTGAAAATGCTAAAGCTATGTGTAAAGCTTTTGATTCTCGTTTAGCAAGAATTAATGAGGTTGAAGATGCTTATGAAAATGGGGCCGAATGGTGTAGTTATGGTTGGTCTGCAGATCAAATGGCATTATTTCCAACACAATTAAAAAGTTGGAAAAAATACAAAAAAATTAAAGGACATGAAAATGATTGCGGTAGACCAGGTATAAATGGTGGATATATTGCAAATCCAAATGTTAAATATGGAATAAATTGTTTTGGTATAAAACCAAAACAAACAAAGATTGAAAAAGAATTAATGAAATTTGACAATGAATTGCCTACAACAGAAAATGAAAATATATTTAATAAAAAAGTTAAATATTATAAAGAAAGATTACCATCAATACTCGTTTCATCATTTAATAAAAAAAAATGGAGTAAAGTATAAAATATATTTTTTTTATTATATAAATAAAAATAATTTTATTTATATAATGAATAGAATAACATGTTTAACACCTGTTATAGCGCCTTATATATTATGGGGAGTATATCCATCTATGAATACTATTGCCGTATGTTATTTTTTATGGAATATATATCCTACTATAAATAATGTTGGAACAGTTGTTTATCATATAAAAAATTATACAAATTAAATTAATTATATATATATATGAATAATCTAAATTGTTTAATTCCAATATTAATACCGTCAATACTATGGGGGATATATCCCACATTTTATACGTATTCAATAAAAAAATTGGGATATAAAAATGTTTATATACTGGCACATACTTTTAATTTTTTAATTATTTCTATTTATGCGTTTTTTAATAGAAATGAAATCGAATTATTTAATTATAAAAATATTAAAACATATATAATTTTATTTATTGGAACTATATTATTATCAATTGCGTATTTTTATTTTTATAAATCCATTAAAATATGTAATAAATCTTATAAGGTAGTTTCAATAACATATACTTTACCGGTTATTTTAGCAACAATATGTTCAACAATAATTTTAAGAGAAAAAATAAATTTAACTAATATTATGGGCATTTCCTTAGCTCTTTTTGGAATTTATTTAATTTATATTTAATAATGTTTTTTTGTTTTCCAATTAAATAATTTTCCTTTATTTTTACATTTTTTTTCATAATTTTCAATTATTTTTACTTTTTTATTTTTATTTCTTTTTTCATTAAATTCATCCATTTTATCAATTAATGGTTGTGCTAAATTAGGATTTTCATAAAAAAAATCTAAATTATATTTTGGTTTAATATTATTTCTAATTATATTATAAAATTTATTGAAATTTACCATTTTATTTGAAAAATAGGGTTCTAAATTTTCTTCACAATATAAAATTTCTTTATTAAAAAATGTATAAAGTCCATCTTCAAAATTAATTAAACTATGTTCATAATTTTGTTCAAGCAAATATTTTGTTTTTTCACAATTTAAAAAATCATCTAATATGAATACATCTTTTAAAAAATTAGAATTATTTTCATCAAAAGCATCATTTTCATTTTCATTATCATATATTTCAGAAGTTAAAATATTTTTTTTTTTAATTGATGGCATAATTTATTCACTACTATATCTATATATAAATAACCCTATTTCTTCTCTAAATTGTTTTTCATTATCAATTTCTATGTTGTGTTTTTCAAGTATTTCTTTTATATTATTAAAAAAAAATTTAATATAATTTAAATTTTCAATATTATTTTTATTTTTTTTATTTAACCAATTATTATATTTTTTAATTTTGTTATTATTTAGAATTTCATAGTGAGTAATATTTTTTTTGTTTTTCATATTCAAATAAATATTATACGTATATATTTATAAATGATATTTTACATTTAAGTTATTTCTTTATAAAATAATGCAAAATTTATGCAAACATCCAGGTGTAATAAGTTTTTTTTTATTTATTATATTAATATTCATACAATAAATACATTTATTATCTTTTTTAAAATTTTGCCAATTTTCATAACATTCTTTATGAACACTAGTTTTACATATTTTACAAGTATATGTAGAAGTATTTTTTAATGATTTAAAACATATTATACATTCATCATTGTTCATTTATATATGTAAATAAAAATATTAATCAATATATAAATCAATATATATATTAAATGGAACTATTTACTTGTCCACATTGTAAATTACAAATACAAGTTTTAAAAAAAGACTTTAATTGTAGAATATTTAGATGTGGTATTTATAAAAATAATTTCAAACAAATAGATCCTCATATGAAAAAAGATGATTGTGAAAAATTATATAATGAAAATAGAATTTATGGATGCGGTAAACCATTCAAAATAATTGAAAATAATAATAATTTTTGCGTAACAAAATGCGATTATATTTAAGTATAATGATATTTTATATATATTTTTTATAAAAATATATAAAATATATAAATGAAAAAAATAATTAATTTTTTTAACAGTGAAAATATGGTAAAGAATTCATTTTATTTAACATATGTTTTTCTTTTGACAACAGGAACAATAACATTTATTGAAGCAATGAGAACAAAAAATAGTAAAGTAAGACATATTTTAAATTTAGAAACTTGTATATCAATTGTTGCCGCTTTTTTTTATGGAAAATTTATTCAAAAAATAAATAAAAAAAAAATAAACTATAAAGATATTAATATTAATAGATATTTAGATTGGTTCATAACAACTCCGATAATGTTATTGGTTCTTTGTTTAGCATTTTTATTTAATATTGGGAAAAATTTAAATTTTTATACATTTTTTAAAATATTAGTATTAAATTTTTCAATGTTAACATTTGGTTACTTAGGGGAAATTAAAAAATTAAAAAGAAATTTGAGTTTAATATTTGGATTTATATCTTTTTTTGCTTTATACGGCTATATTTATTATAAATTTATATATAAAAAAAAAATTTTAGATAATATATTTTTATACTGGGTGTTTTTTATTTTTTGGATATTATATGGTGTTATTTATAATTTTCCAGAAAAATTAAAAAATGTAATTTTTAATTATTTAGATCTTTTTGCTAAATGTTTCGTAGGTATATTTTTTTGGGCATATTTTACAGGAGTATTTTCATTTAAAAAAAAGTCAATTTAAATTTATACTTGTCCTAAATTAATAACTTCATTTTCTGTTTCTGTTTCATTTACTGTTTCATTTACTGTTTCATTTTCTGTTTCATTTTCTGTTTCATTTTCTTTGTTTTGTTCTGATGGTTTTTTCATTTCATTTACTATATTTTGCATTTCTAAAGGAGTTAAGTTTTCTGGTTCTACAGTTGAAGATACTTCTTTTTCACAGCAACTATTATCATTAGATTCATTCTCATTTAAATTACATTTATTTTCAGGGCTTGATGCTCCTTGACCTGACCCCATTGTTTTCATAAATTCTTTCATTTGTTCGGGTGAAATATTTGGCATTCCTCCTGGCATTCCTCCAGGCATTCCTCCTGGCATTCCACCAGGCATTCCACCACCTGACCCCATTGTTTTCATAAATTCTTGCATTTGTTCGGGTGAAATATCTGGCATTCCTCCTGGCATTCCTCCTGGCATACTTGTTCCTTGTTGATTGGGATTTTCACCTGCCTTTTTATAAACTTCTTCTGAAATAGGTTTAAATAATTGTTCTAACTCATTATATTTTTCATCATACTCTTCTTTTGTATAATCGGATGATTCATCTATCCAAGTACTTAATTCATCTACTTTGATACTAATACTACTTTTATCATCTTCACTAAAATGTTCTTTTAATTTTTCATTTTCTAATGTATCTTTTACTTGATAAATATAACTTTCTAGTTTATTTCTTGAATCAACTAATTCTTTTTCTTTTTCATCTTCCTCTTTATATTCTTCTCCTTCTTTTACCATTCGTTCAATATCTTCTTTAGATAGTCGTCCTTTATCATTTGTAACTGTGATTTCTTCTTTTGAACCTGATGATTTTTCAACAGCTGTAACATTTAGAATACCATCGGCATTTACATCATAAGTAATTTCAATTTGTGGTTGACCACGAGGCATTGGGGGAATTCCTGTTAAATTAAATTCACCTAGTTTATTATTATATTTTGTAAATTTTCTCTCGCCTTCAAATACTTGAATTGTACATTGAGATTGGTTATTTTCATATGTTGAAAATATTTGAGATCGTTTTGTTGGAATAGTCGTATTTCTTTCAATTAAATTTGTCATAATTCCACCAGCGGTTTCAACTCCCAATGAAAGTGGAATAACATCTAATAGTAAAAGATCTCCAATTTTTTCATCTTTAACCCCATTTAAGATTGCTCCCTGTACCGCAGCACCATGTGCGACGGCTTCGTCTGGGTTAATTGATTTACATAATTCTTTCCCATTAAAAAAATCCGATAGAAGTTTTTGAATTTTTGGTATACGTGTTGAACCACCTACTAGAACAATTTCATCAATATCACCTTTACTCATTTCAGAATCATTTAATACTTTTTGAACAGGTTCAAGTGTTTTCTTAAATAGCGAATTACATAATGTTTCAAATTTTGCTCTTGATAGTTTAGTTGTAAAATCTTTGCCATCAGCTAATGAATCAATGTCGATTACTGTAGTTGTTGAAGAAGAAAGAATACGTTTTGCTTTTTCACATTGCGTTTGAAGTCTTCTTAGTGCCTTTTTATTTTCAAAAATATCAATATTATGTTTTTTTTTAAATTCTTTTGCGCAATGTTCAACAAGAATTCTATCAAAATCTTCACCACCTAAATGAGTATCGCCTGCCGTAGCTTTTACTTCAAAAATTCCATCATCCATAGTTAGGATTGAAACATCAAATGTTCCACCACCACAATCAAAAACCAATACATTTAATTCTTTTTCTTTATTTGAAAGACCATAAGCAATAGCCGCGGCAGTTGGTTCATTTATAATTCGTTTTACTTCTAATCCAGCAATTTTACCCGCATCTTTAGTTGCTTGACGTTGACTATCGTTAAAATATGCAGGCACAGTAATAACCGCATCTGTAACTGTTTCACCTAAATATGTTTCTGCTATTTCTTTCATTTTTGAAAGAACCATTGAAGAAATTTCTTCTGGTTGAAATGTTTTTTCTTCTTTTTTATACATTACTTTAATTAATGGTTTATTGTTACTATCACCAACAACATCAAATGAAAAATGTTTAATATCTTTTTGAACTAATTCATCAGAAAAATTTGCACCAATTAATCTTTTCGCATCATAAACAGTATTTGTTGGATTACGAGATGATTGACTCTTTGCCGAATCACCAATTAATCTTTCTTTGTCGTTAAAAGCAACAAATGAAGGCGTGGTACGATTGCCTTGTCCATTTGGGATAATTTCAATATTACCATCTTTCCAAACAGCAACACAACTATTAGTAGTTCCAAGATCAATTCCAATACAATTTTTTGACATTTTATATTTAATTTAAAATATTTATCTTTATATTATTTTTTAATTTATTTTAAAAATAATAAAAATTATAAAAAAAAATGATAATATATATATATATATATATATATATAAATAT